GCAAATAGCTATACACAGTTAAATTCTATTAACACTTATATTAATGACCCGGTTGTTGTTTTCAACAATAACTATGTTGGCTCATTAACAAACTACGATATTGGTATTCTTGTTAATCGTAATTTAGCTAGCCTTGGCGCATATGGCTCAGTAAACACATTCCTAGGTTGGAGCGAAAGTCAGCAAGCGTTTATTGCAATCGCTACAACAGAAACTGGTACAAACGTAAGCAGTATTAACAACAGCGGTTATGCTAACGTAATCGTTGGTAACTTAACAGCAATCAATGGCGCATTTAGTGGAACTATTACTGCACCAAGTATAACTGTACCAACAGTTAACGCTACCTACGGCAACATCACAACTCTATACGCTCAAAATTTTAGTAGTGCTAACGTACTTATTACTGGCGGTACAGCCACAACATTACAAGTAGGTAACTTTAGTTCTGGCAACGTATACCTTAGCGGCGGATACCTACAAGGTATTGCTAACGTATATGCCACAACCGGTTACTTTACAAACCTAAGTACTCCAAATCTTGCAGTAACTAGTGCAAATATCACAACACTATACGCTCAAAACTTTAGCACAGGTAACGCAGTTATCACTGGCGGATACTTACAAGGTATTGCTAACGTATATGCTACAACTGGTTATACAACAAACTTCTCAACTGGTAATGCTCGTATCACTGGCGGCTATGCAGACAACTTCCCAATTGGTGCAAACGTACAAGCACCTGGCGCATTTACAACATTAACAGCAAGCGGTACAACTACATTTGCTGGCAATCTTGTATTAACTGCTAACACGGCCAGCATTGACGACTACACTGGATCTCTTGTAATCACCGGTAACGGTGGCGCGGCAATTGGCGGCAACATTAATGCTGGTCATACAAACAGTATTCACCATATTCAAGGTAACGTATTAATTGGTAGTGAATCTTCAGTTCATGCATCGGCAGACTCGGCTATTACAATTAACTTAAATCCTGAAGCACCAATTCAGTCTAACGCAGAAGTACACCTGTCGGCACAAACCGGTAGGAGTGCATTCTACGGTGCAGACTCTTTTGGCACTGGTGTAACTTCTGCGTATTTAATTCGTCACTCACGTGGCACATCTGACAGCCCAACAGCAGTCCAAGCATTGGATACACTTGGTGGATTCTTTGGGCGTGGTTACGGAACAACTGGGTATTCTTACAGTCCTATTACACCGGGCTTTGGTCTATATGCGGCTGAAAACTTTACCGATACAGCGCAAGGCACTGGCTTAACTTTAAACTTTGTTCCGCTTGGCGCGACCAACGCAACATTGGGTTTAAAAGTTGACGCTTTAAATAGCGGTAACGTTGTAATTCCATCTATTACTGGTAGTGGCTCGCCGACTCAAGGCGCATTGGTAGTTGCAGGTGGTATTGGTGTTGGCGGCCAATCTGTATTTGGTGCTAACCTAACAGTTACAGGCAACGCTATTATCCAAGGTAACTTAACAGTTAACGGTCTATTTGAATACGTTAACTCAACAATTACAACTCACGTTGACCCAATACTAGAATTAAACACTGGTATGAACGGTACTGCACTAGCAGTAGACAATGCAGCCGACGTTGGTTTAAAAATGCACTATTACGATACTGCTGATAGAGTTGCATTTATTGGTCGTCAATATGGCACTGGATTCTTAGAATACTATGCTCTTGGTACAGAATCTGGTAACGTAATTTCAGGTACGTATGGTACTATCAAATCCGGTGAATTATTATTAGCTAACTCAACAACTAGCACAAGCTCAACTACTGGTGCGTTACGTGTGACCGGTGGCGCGGGTATTGCTGGCGATTTGTATGTTGCTAAAGAGGTACACGGTGGTAATGCATATTTTGAAAGTATTAATAATACTCCAATTGGTAATGCTACACCAAGCACAGGCGCATTTACAACACTTGGCGCTATAACAGCTAACCCAACTAACTTAAATGCAACATTTGGTAATGTTACAACATTATACGCACAGAACTTTAGTTCTGGTAACATTCAAGTTACTGGCGGTAGTTTGTCCGGCATTACAAACTTTAATGGCACAACAGGCACTCTAACTAACTTTGCATCTGGTAACGCAGTCATCACTGGCGGTAGTGTTAACGGCAGTCCAATTGGCGCAAGTTCGGCAAGCACTGGTGCATTTACAACATTATCAACTAGTGGAGTAACAACACATAACGCTAACGTAGTTATTGCAGTAGCAACTGAAACAACAGCACCAAATATTGGTGCGTTGGTTGTTAACAACGGCGGCATTAGCGTAACTGGCAACACATTTGTTGGTCAGAATCTATATGTTGGTGCAAACGCATTTGGTAAAAACTTATCTACTCCAACTATTATTGCCGCAGACAATGGATCTAACTATGCACAAATAGCAATGATCAATACCAACGGCACGGGCTCTGCAGACTACGCGGCTTATGCTGATATTGGTAGCGACACAGGCGGTTGGGTTGACATGGGCATTACTGGTTCAACATTTAGCGATCCAGCATATACAATTACTAAACCATTAGATGGTTATGTAATAGTTAAACCAACAAGCAACACATACGGCGGTAACCTAGTACTTGGTACAAGTGAAATTGGTAGTTATAATGATATTGTTGTTGGCGTTGGCTCATTCTATGCTAACTCAGAAGTTGCTCGCTTCCACGGCAATACAACAAATAATGGTTACTTAAACTTACAATATACAACAAACTCAACACCATCAAGCAACACTGGTGCGTTGCGTGTACAAGGTGGCGCAAGTTTCGCAAGTAACGTGTATGTAGGCGGTGCAAGTATTCACAACGGCAGCCAATCTGCAGGATTTGATACAATCGTTAAAGGTGTAAATGACAGCACATTAATTTGGGCTCGTCCAAGTGCAACATACGATCAAGTGGTTATTGGCAACTCTGCAACTACAAGTACATTAGTTCGTGGTGCTAAGTTAATTGTTAATACCACTGATTCGATTATTATTCCAACTGGTACTAATGCACAACGCCCAAGTTCGGCTGGTGGGACAGATACCCAGGGTATGTTCCGTTATAATACAACAGTCAACGGTATTGAGTGGTATACTGGCACACAGTGGGTAGCGGCAACAACATCATTTACGGTTATTGCAGATGCTCAATACTCAGGAACAGGAAGCCAGACTGACTTTACATTAGCAACATCACAAACAACTGCAAGTTGTATTGTAAGTATTAACGGTGTGGTACAAATCCCAACACTAGCTTACTCTGTTGTTGATGGTACAACATTGCGCTTTACAGAAGCTCCAGCAAGCACAGACGTTATTGACGTTCGTATGCTAACAACCACCGCAACTGTTACACAGATTTCTAGTACAAACGGTTACATGCAGTTTGTGGTTGATAATAATGGTGCTTATGTTTACACTGGTTCGGCAAGCACAAGCCCAACTACACTATGGAATACAGCTGGCGCAGAAGTTAACCAAATAGCAAATGTAACAGCAACAACAACTGGCAATATTGCAGTGGATAGTTTTGCTCCAACGTCATATAGCTCAGCTGAATATCTGGTTACTTCAACATTGAGTGGTACAAACATTCGTGAAGTAACTAAGATTTTAGTAGTCACAGACGGTACAAATGCATACCGTACAGTTTATGGCGTAACTTGTACAGCCGGTAATACTTTAACAAACTTTAGTGCAAACGTTTATAGTGGTAGCGTAACAATTTGGGCTACTCCAACAAACGCAAACACGATTTATCGTGTTAAGAAACAGTATCAAGCGAATTAATAGCCAACAGGGAGATATGGAACTATGGCAAATAGCAACTTTGTAGTACATAATGGACTTACAGTAGGTCCATTAACAATTGACGCCGCAACAGGCGCACTAACAACAACTGGTCCTATTAACAGTTCCAGTAGCACACCTGCAATATTCAGTGGTGCTAACATTGTCGCAGCCAGCGGCACAACCAGCACAACACCACAAACTGGTGCGTTAGTTGTGGTTGGCGGATTGGGTGTTAGTGGAAACATTAGCGTAGGCGGATCCGTAACGATTAACGGTAACATTACAGTTTCTGGTAACAGCGTAAACATTGGTTCTAGCACACTATCCGTACAAGATCCAATTATTAACTTACACTCACCAAGCGACCTTTCTCAATTAACAGTTGATGATGGCGCAGATATTGGCGTTAAGTTTCACTACTTTAAAGGCAGTGACAATGCGGCTTTCTTGGGTTGGCAAAACTCAACCGGTTACCTAGAGTGGTATGATTCTGGTTCTGACGTAGGTAACGTATTTACAGGTACAACACAAGGTACAATTAAAACTGGTGCGTTCATTGCGTCCAACTCTACACCTGCAACAAGTTCTACAACTGGCGCAATTCGCTCAGTTGGTGGCATTAGTACACAAGCTAACTTATACGTTGGGTCCGGTGCTTACTTTGCTAACACTAAATCTATTGCTACATCAGTTACCACAAGCGGAACTGCACCAACAGCAACAGTTAGTAAGCTAGGCGATATTTGGTATGACACATCAACTGATACTTGCTACCAATATCTAAATGATGGCGCAAGCACATTTTGGGTTGACGTAACTAGCGTACCATATAACTATCAAGCAAACGTAGCAATTGCCGGCGGAACATTGGCAATTACTGGTAACGGTAGCGTTGGTAACTTAACAGTTAGTGGCAAATTAAGTGCTACAGCAACATCAGCATTATACGCTGACTTGGCAGAGTTATATGCGGCAGACACAAACTATGGTGCCGGTACTGTAGTTATATTTGGCGGCGATGCTGAAATTACACAATCAACAGAAGATCATGATCCACGTGTAGCTGGTGTAATCTCTACAGACCCAGCATACTTAATGAATAGCGGCATGCCAATTGGCACTTACCATCCAGTGGCGTTGACTGGTCGTGTACCATGTCGCGTACAAGGTCCGGTAACAAAAGGACAAGTGTTAGTAACAGGTACAGAACCAGGAACAGCTCAAGCAATTGACCCAACCAAGTTCCAACCTGGTGTGGTAATTGGTAAGAGTTTAGAAACAATAACAGATAACAGCGTTCAGACTATTGAAGTTGCTGTAGGGAGATTTTAATCATGGCATTTCCATCAAGTCCAACGAACGGTCAGATAGCAACAGTTAATAACATTACATACACCTATACAAGTGCTAGTAACTCTTGGCAACGTAATGGTATTAAATCTGGATCTGACATACAAGTTAACAGTTTAATTATTAACAGCACAACTGCGGCAACAAGTACTACTAGCGGTGCATTACAAGTAGCCGGAGGTGTAGGTATTGGCGGTAACGTATACATTGGTAGCACAATGTTTGGTACAGCGACATCTGCAAAATACGCAGACTTAGCTGAAAACTATCAAGGCGACAAACCATATACACCTGGTACAGTGGTTATGTTTGGCGGCCTAGCCGAAATTACATTAGCCGATGCTGATTCAACAGCAGTAGCTGGTGTAGTTTCCACAAACCCAGCACATTTAATGAATGGTGCGTTAAGTGGTCCTAATGTTGCTCCTGTGGCATTTACTGGTCGTGTACCGTGTAGTGTTATTGGGCCAGTTAAGAAGGGCGATTTAATGGTATCAGCAGGATTTGGCTTTGCTAAAGTTAATAACAATCCACGAGTTGGTACTGTTATTGGTAAAGCATTACAAGACTATCCAGTAAACGGTAAAGGTGTTATTGAAGTAGTAGTTGGTCGCTTCTAATACTAACCAGCTTATAAACAAAGGGCGTTTTGGCGCCCTTTTGTTTTGGCTACACAGGCGATAAATACACAATAACACGGAATATATAATGGCATTAACAAGACCACGCATAGGGCAATTTGATACAACTAGCACAACGCTAAATGATCCAATTACGGTCCTACACGGCGGCTCAACAACTGCAAACGTAGATGTTGGTTTTTTAATGAATCGTGCTAACGGATTGGTTAGTAACGTAGCATTATACTGGAACGAAACAGGTAATACTTTTGTAACAGCATTTACAGCAAACACCGGTACAACAGATACTAATATAGCAGTATCCAGTTTTGCCAACGTAACCACTGGTTTTATTTTACCGGGTGCTAACGTAACTTACGACATTGGTACACCAACACAGCGTTTCCGTAGTATCTATTTAAGTGGAAATACAATTGACTTAGCTGGCGCAGTTTTCAAAACTGACCCAACTACAGGCGCGGTTGTTGTTATTCCTCAAGTTACTGTAACAAATCCAAATCCAACTGGTATTGTTATTAGCCCAGCAGGTACAATTAGTACTATTGTCAGTCAAGGTGGTAACGTAACACTAGCTAACATTGCCGCGGCATCTAATACAGCAGTAAATTCATCAATGTCAACCTTTGCCAATGTAACAGCAACGGGCAATTTAACAGTTGGTGGAAATTTAACAGTAGCCGGCACAGTAACATTTACAAATACAGTAGTTGAAACAAGTACAGAAACAGTACTTGGTGTAGAAATTGTTGGCGGAAATTTAGTAGCAAACTCCGGTACAGCAAGTTCAAATACAACCACAGGTGCTTTAGTAGTTAAAGGTGGCGCAGGCATTAGCGGCGACGTTAACATTGGCGGAAATATTTCTGCGGCAAATGCTTACATCGATCGCGGAGCGGACGTACTTGACTGGAACACGCTAACTACAATGGGGGTATATTTGATAAATAGAAGTAGTTGGACAGGAACTAGTAATACTCCTTTAAATAGTATGAATTTCACTGGGCAACTAGAGGTTATAAACACAGGAAACATGAGTATAACCCAGAATTATAGACCATACAGCGCAACGTATGGGCAAGATGTATACTGGACTAGAAGCAAGTATAGTACAAATGCTTGGACTGGTTGGGTAGAGATTATAAATGGCGCTGAGACCATGGATGGTGGCAGTTTTTAAGGACTAGGTAGAGAAGATGGCAAATACAATTTTATTAAAACGATCAGGTACCGCTGGTAAAGTACCTTTATTAGCTAACCTATCATTAGGTGAGTTGAGTATTAACTCAACCGATGGTCGTTTATATACTACTAACGGTAGTGCCATTGTTGACTTAAAACAAAACGACCCAATTACAATCAGCGGTGACGTAGTAACAGCAACTAGTACTAATCCAAGTGCTGGCGGTGCATACAGTAACTTATCAGTAACTTTAAGTACTACAGGTGTAACAGCTGGCAATTATGGTAGTGCAACAAGTATTCCTACTATTGTTGTTGATGCTAAAGGTCGTGTTACAAGCATTACTACAAACGCAGTAAGTACAACTGTTAGCTTGTCTGGCACAAGCGGTACTGGTAGCGTTTCGGGTGGCGGCACATTAACATTTGCTGGCTCCAATGGCGTAACAGCAACAGTAAGTTCAAGTACTGTTACCATTGGTATTCCACAAGCAATTAGTACATCTTCGTCACCAACATTTGCTGGCGCAACATTAAACGGTACACTAGTAGCCACAGCAGTTAACGCTGGCACAATTGGTAACACTGGCGCAACACTTACTGGTACATTAAGTACAGCAAGTCAACCAAACGTAACAACATTAGCTGGCGTAACAAGTTTAGGTACTGCCGCAGTAACTACTACTGCCGCTGGTAACTTCGTTGTTGCTGGTAACTTGACTGTTAGTGGTACATACGAATATGTAAACAGTATTGTTACTACACATCAAGATCCAATTTTAGAATTAAATACTGGCGTTAACGGTGCGCCGTTAACTGGCACAGCATTTGACTCTGGTTTAAAAACACATTACTGGGATGGCGCCGCTGACGCAAGTGCATTCTTTGGTCGCACAGCCGACACTGGTAACTTTGAATATTATGCATTAGTTAGTGGCGAAAGCGGTAACGTAATTTCTGGTACTTACGGTACAATTAAATCTGGTGCTGTAGTTGTTGCTAACAGTACAGCAAGTTCAAGTACAACCACAGGTGCATTACAAGTATCTGGTGGCGCTGGCATTGCTGGTGCAGTCTACGCAGGATCATTATATGACAACGGTAACAGAACTATTACCGTTGCAACAAGTTTAAGTAACAGCGGCGGTGATGTTGCAGTAAGTGGTGCATATAACGCACTATCTTTAACATTAGCAACCGTAAACACAACCACTGGGTCATTTGGCAATGCTACATACGCACCGACCTTTACAGTTAACGGCAAAGGTTTAGTTACTGCCGCTGGTACAGCACTAGTAACACCAGCCTGGGCAAGTATTACAAGTACGCCAACTACATTAAGTGGTTATGGAATTACAGATGCATTAAGCGTAAGCGCCACAATCGATGGTGGTACTTACTAAGGAATTTTTATTCCTGTAGGATTTAGTTTTTACTAAATTAATTAACCTTATTAGGTAGAGAATGGCGCAACCAATTTTATTAAAGCGCAGTTCGGTTGCTGGTAAAGTACCGTTAACTGCTAACTTGCAGTATGGTGAACTATCCATCAATTATAATGATGGCGCTCTCTACTATCTAACTTCTCAGAATACCGTTAACTCATTTCTAAGTAACGGATCTTCATTTACAGCAAACGTACTTACAGCCAATACTGTTACAGTATCTGGCAATATTACACTGAGTGGAAATTCTATAATAGCTGGCCCTGTTAGAGATATTATGGGTAACGTAGGTACTAGCGGTCAGTTCTTAGTATCAACTGGCAGCGGAGTACAATGGGTTACACGAAACACCGGAACACTGGCCAGTTTAAGTGATATTAATTTAAGTAACCCAACCACACAACAAGTTCTAACATATAACGGCACCCAATGGGTCAACGCTGATTCAAATGCTACAGTAGCTTCGGCGGTATTTGCTTCAAGCCAAACCGACATGGGACTAGTTAACGATGCTATTTTAACAGTTCAAGAAGATGAAGGCTTAGTAACTGAAGTGTCCAATAATATCTACGATTTGGGAGTTTTAAGTTTCACTGGTATTATTTCGTTAAATAACATAGACCAGTCAGTTAAGTCTGACTATTTAGGTTACTCAATTATTTTTGGATTCTAAGGACAAACATGGCACGCCAATTAGTAGAAAAGTATATTTTCTCCCCAAACACAGCAGGTAGCGGAACACTTAAATTTCCGGGTAAAGTTGATCTCACACAACTTTTAATTATTGCAAATAAAACACAGCAGACTAACATTTATGCCATTGGTGATCCTACTAAAAACGGTACACTAGTATACGACCCAACAGATACTACCTTTGCTGGCGGTTCAAATCAGTACTCCGAGCAAGTAGGTGCAACAACAGTAACGTTCTTCGCTGATACGTCGTCTATGTTAAGTAGTGACGCTATTGCAATTTACTCCGATGCACCAAAACAACAAGGTAATATTGTACGTCCTTACGCATTTGGCGTTGATGCAATTGAACGTATGCGTACAGCAAATCCGCAGTCATTGATTGACGCCGACTTTGAATATGGACTACAGCCCACTAAGTGGCAAAACTACACAGACATTCGTAACATTCCTGGTATCTATGAAAAGCCAGGTTTGGACTTGTTTATCACAAACATTACAACAGACGGTGGTAACCCAAGTGTTATTACAGTAACTACTAGCGCACCACACGGTCTTACAGTAGCACAACCGGTTATTATATTTGGTCTTGGTGGAGTATCAAACTCATCACGTGCTGAAGGCTCATTTGTTATTGCTACGGTCCCTGATACAACATCGTTTACGTACTTTGCTAAAGGTATTGTTGGGACCAATGGCTTATCAATTTACACTGGTAGCACATATGGACGACGCGGCGGTTTCTATGCAGGGTCTGGTTTGCCTATCACTGGTTATGTAAGTGATGGTAATAGCCCGAGTAAAATTACTGTAACTTGTAGTGCGGCACACGGATTAGTTCCTGGTGCCCCTATTGTAAACATTGTTACATCGTCTGGCACTTACCATACATTAATGGGCGGTAACTTCTTTGTAGAAACAGTTCCTAGTGCCACAACATTTACTTTTACTGCACGAGTAGGAGGAGCGGTACAAAACTCTGGGATTATAGCGTCAACTTATACACGAAGCGATGCATTCGTACAGCACAGACCGTTTGACGGCGGTATTAACTTAGGTACATTCTTACCAAGCCATGGCGCAAGTATTTCTCGTCAGACTAAAAAGTATATGCGTTACCAATCTGGTAAAGGTATTCTGTGGACGTCTGGCGTACTATTCAATCCAGTTATTAACTTAGACCAAATTAGTGCAACTGGAACAACAACAGGTTCTACTATCACAGTTACAACAGAAACTGACCACGGTTTACAAGCAGGCGCAACAGTTGAAATTTCTGGTGTGGTTACGTCGGGTTACAACGGTGTCTATGGTGTTGTTGGTGTATCAAGCGAAAGCGTGTTTACGTTAAGTGCTATTCAAACACTTGGTAGTACGTCGGCTGTTATTACTAATTTACCGCGTGTTACAGTTAAAGCCTGGCACGGTGCAACTACCCGAGTTGGTCCATTTGATGATCAAAACGGATTGTTCTGGGAATTCGACGGGCACGAGCTAGCAGTAGTTAAACGTTCAGCAACATATCAGCTGTCTGGATTTATTTCAGTGGCAGCAGGTAGTCAGTCAGTAACCGGTACTAGTTGCCGTTTTACACAACAATTAAAAATTGGTGACCGTATTGTTATTCGCGGAATGACTTATATGGTTGGTACGATTACAGACGATAATACTATGACTATTAACCCAGAGTATCGCGGTGTTAATAATGCAACTAGTTGTAAAATTGCACAGGTAATTGATCAACGTGTGCCACAAAGTCAGTTTAATATTGATAAACTAGACGGCACGGGTATCAGTGGTTATAATATTAATTTAAACAAAATGCAGATGTTGGGTATTAGCTTTAGCTGGTACGGCGCCGGTTTCATTGACTTCATGCTACGCGGTCCAGACGGTAACATGATTCTAGCACACCGCATGAAACAAAATAACTTAAATGATGAAGCGTATATGCGTACAGGTAACTCAGCAGTACGTTACCAGGCTATTAATGAATCTGCACGTGATCGTTTATATGAAAATATTGATAGCTCTCAAACAACTATTAAAGTATATGACGTTAGCCGTTTTCCAAATACAGGCGGAACAGTATTAATTGATCAAGAGTGTATTACTTACACAGGTATAAGTTTAGGCACTAATACTTTAACTGGATGTACCCGTGGCGCTAGTTTTAATTTATTTGTTGGCGGCTCTACAAAAACATTTACAGGTAGCGCGGCAGCCTCACATACAGCAGGCAACGGATATACAGCAGTAACATTAATTAGTTGTACTTGTGCTCCTATCGTTAACCACTGGGGTAGTAGTTATATTATGGACGGATTGTTTGACAGCGATCGTGGATACTACTTTAACTATGCGGCACTTGGCAATCAACTAACAGCTAACCAAAGTAAAACAGTATTCTTTTTACGTTTAGCTCCTAGCGTAAGTAACTCTATTGCAGGTGCGTTTGGAGATCGTGATTTGATTAACCGTTCTCAACTATTGCTACAGAAGCTACAAGTACAAGCAGATCAATCTGTGCAAGTATATGGTATTTTAAATCCGGGTAATATTGATGCTAGTACATTAACCTGGGCCGCAGTTAACTCGGCAGCACTGGGATCACAGCCATCATTTGCTCAGATTTCAACAAGTAGTTCAACTACAGCTACACCAGGAGAACAAAACTTCTCCACACTAGGACAGCCTAGCGGATTTGCTGAAATTGACCTATCAGAACTTAAAGAATTAACCAACTCTGCCATTGGCGGATACAGTAACTACCCAGACGGACCAGACGTTTTGGCTGTAGTTGTTAAAAACTTAACATCTAGTACAGCTAACGTAAACGTAAACTTGTTCTGGTCAGAGGCACAAGCGTAAACAAGCATAAATATAGAAACAGAGGACGGACATGGCAAACCAAGTACAATTTAGACGAGGGACTACAACCCAGAATAACGCTTTTACCGGCGCGGCTGGTGAGATTACCTACGATACTGATGCCAAAACGCTACGTCTACATGATGGTTTAACCGCAGGCGGTGGCGCCACTGTATTGACTACAGGTGCTACACAAACAGTATTAAACAAAACACTAAGTACTGGTTCTGCATGGCAAGGTACTCCTGTAGCATTAGCATATGGTGGTACAGGTAGCGCACTAACAGCAACACCGGGTGCTGTTCCATATTCTACATCAAGTGGTATGGGACTAAGTTTATCTGGTACTTCTGGACAGATTTTAGTATCCGGTGGTACAGGAGCACCAACTTGGGTTAGTGGTTCTACTTTAACAGTTGGTACTGCTACTGTAGCTACAAG